ATGATGGCGTCGAAAGACGTCGTTGCAGCTACTGCTGCTAGCGCTTCCAACGCTAGTGACAATAGTACTACAATTAAAGATCGCCTTATGGCGAAACTTAAGAATATAGGCACTAACAACAAGCCTATAAAAATTGAAAACACACACATGGCCCTTGGGCTCATCAGGGGTAGTTCACCAACCCCCCTGAAAGAGTCCCCCAAACAACAGAGGGAGCGGGCTCCAAGGAGTGTGGCTGAGACCCAGCAGGCGATGGGCTGGGTGGAGCAGCCAGTGGATCAAAACTTGCCAACGTGGGAGGAGTTGAGTGAATCAGAGAAGCGTGACATCTTGGCTAAGAATGAGAGATGGTTTGACGCTGGTGGCCTCGGCCCCGCCACTCTCCCTGACTCATACGAACGTACCTCACAAAGTGATTCACATGAACATCAGGTCAGATGGGACGCCAACACAGGTGTGGACCTTGGTATCAGAGGTTTGACATCGGTTGACGGACCGGCGTGGAACATGTGCCCGATGCCCCCTATGGACCAGCGTAACAGCGGGCCTGCTAAGGAACCAATCATAGGTGATATGTTGGAGTTCCATGAGGGACACATCTATCACTATGCCATTTATATTGGCCAAGGAAAGACTATTGGCGTGCACTCACCACGAGCGGCTTTCTCAATTCCAAGAATAACCATCCATCCTATTGCAGCTTGGTGGAGGGTGTGTTACACTCCAAGCGCAGACCAACGGCTCACATACGATCAGCTAAGAGAATTGGAAAATGAGCCGTGGCCTTATGCTGCTGTGACTAACAATTGCTATGACTTCTGTTGCCATGTTATGGGGGTGCAGGACACCTGGCTAGAACGGCGGCTTATCACATCTGGCCGCTTCAACCACCCCACCCAAGATTGGTCTAAGGAGACTCCAGACTTCCAGCAAGATAGCAAACTGGAGATAGTCAGGGACGCCGTTCTTGCCGCCATTAACGGGCTTGTCTCAAAACCATTCAAGAATCTCCTCAACAAGCTGAAGCCCCTTAACGTCCTTAACTTGTTGTCAAACTGTGATTGGACCTTCATGGGGGTCGTTGAAACCATAATACTCCTGATGGAACTATTTGGGGTGTTTTGGGATCCCCCTGATGTATCGGGTTTCATCGCTTCACTTTTACCTGATATGCACTTGCAGGGTCCTGAAGACCTGGCTAGGGATCTGATACCATTGATACTTGGGGGAATTGGGCTTGCAATTGGGTTCACCAAAGACAAAGTCACCAAGGTCATGAAGAGTGCAGTGGAGGGCCTCCGTGCAGCCACCCAACTTGGTCAGTATGGCTTGGAGATCTTTGCAGTCATCAAGAAATACTTCTTTGGTGGAGACCAAACAGAAAAGACACTCAAGGATATAGAGGCCGCTGTCATAGACATGGAGGTTATCTCGACGACTGCCATAACCCAACTGGTTAGGGATAAGCAGTCTGCACGCACATACATGGCAATCCTCGATGCTGAGGAAGAGAAAGCTAGAAGGTTATCAGTAAAGCATGCTGACCCCCACGTTGTATCAACCACAAACGCCCTCATCTCACGGATATCATTGGCTCGGTCCGCGCTAGCTAAGGCGCAGGCAGAAATGACTAACAGGGTGAAACCTGTCGTCATAATGATGTGTGGCCCACCAGGAATTGGCAAGACCAAGGCAGCAGAATATTTGGCCAAGCGGCTAGCTAATGAAATAAGACCGGGTGGCAAGGTCGGGCTGGTCCCACGTGAGGCTGTGGACCACTGGGACGGATACCATGGCGAGGAAGTGATGCTGTGGGATGATTATGGTATGTCAAAAATTGCGGAGGACTGCAACAAACTACAGGCTATTGCAGACACAGCCCCCTTGACCCTAAATTGTGACAGAATTGAAAAGAAGGGACTCCAGTTTGTGTCTGATGCCATAATCATAACTACAAATGCCCCCGGCCCTGCGCCTGTTGACTTTGTGAACCTTGGCCCCGTTTGTCGGCGTGTGGATTTCCTCGTCTACTGCACAGCTCCAGAGGTCGAGCAGGTCCGGCGCACCAGCCCTGGGGATACAGGAGCTCTTAAGGATTGTTTTAAGAGTGATTTCTCCCATCTAAAAATGGACCTTGCGCCCCAAGGTGGATTTGATAACCAGGGTAATACGCCTTTTGGCAAGGGCACGATGCGGCCCACCACATTAAACCGACTACTAATACAGGCAGTGGCCCTCACCATGGAGCGGCAAGATGAATTCCAGATGCAAGGCCCAACTTATGACTTTGATGCTGATAGAGTGTCAGCTTTCACCAGTCTCGCCCGTGCAAACGGCTTGGGCCTTGTTGGCATGGCAATGCTGGGGAAGAAGCTGAGAAACGTGGACTCAGTCCATGGCCTCAAGAATGCACTCGCTGGGTACACTATAACCCCATGCAGCATAAAATGGCAGGCAAGGATCTATGACATCGAGTCTGATGGCACCACAGTCACTATCAAGGAAAATGCTACTGCTCAAACCCAGCGCCAGCACGCAATTGACACAGCCGTGTTGGCCCTCACCCGCCTGAGAGCTGCTAGGGCTATGGCGTATGCATCCTGTCTGCAAAGTGCTGTTACAACTATATTGCAAATGGCGGGTTCAGCACTAGTCATAAATCGTGCCGTAAAACGCATGTTTGGCACGCATACTGGTACCATAACACTAGAAGGTCCTGCCCGGGAACACCGCTGCAGGGCCCACGTAGCCAAGGCTAACGGAGGTGGCCCAATTGGACACGATGATGTCATAGACAAATATGGCCTTTGTGAGACAGAGGAAGACGACGAAGGCCAAGACATAAAAGCTGTCATTCCCTCTGCTGCCCCCGAAGGTAAGAATAAGGGAAAAACCAAGAAGGGGAGGGGCAGACGCACCAACTACAATGCATTCTCACGAAGGGGGCTCAGTGATGAAGAGTATGAGGAGTATAAGAAAATAAGAGAAGAAAAGAATGGCAACTATAGCATACAAGAGTATCTTGAAGACAGGCAACGCTATGAAGAAGAGATGGCTGAAGTCCAGGCTGGTGGTGACGGCGGCATTGGCGAAACTGAGATGGAAATCCGTCATAGAGTCTTCTATAAATCCAAGAGCAAAAAGAACCGCCAAGAAGAACGCCACCAATTGGGCCTTGTAACTGGTAGCGATATCAGGAAGAGGAAGCCAATTGATTGGACCCCCCCTAAGAATGAGTGGGCTGATGATGATAGGGAAGTGGATTATAATGAAAAGATCAGTTTTGAAGCCCCACCAACCCTCTGGAGCCGTGTGGTAAAATTTGGTTCTGGATGGGGCTTTTGGGTTAGCCCTACAGTTTTCATAACTACCACACATGTCATCCCTTCAAATGTTAGGGAATTCTTTGGTGAGCCAATTGATACCATTGCCATCCACCGCGCAGGTGAATTCACGCAGCTTAGATTCTCCAGGAAAGTGCGACCTGACTTAACCGGGATGGTCTTAGAAGAGGGTTGCCCTGAAGGAGTTGTCTGTTCCATCTTAATAAAAAGAGACTCCGGTGAGCTCCTTCCCCTTGCTGTTCGTATGGGTGCTATAGCATCAATGAAGATTCAAGGGCGACTGGTTCATGGCCAATCAGGGATGTTACTAACTGGAGCCAATGCCAAAGGGATGGATCTAGGAACCCTGCCCGGAGATTGCGGTGCCCCATACGTCTACAAAAGGAACAATGACTGGGTTGTGTGTGGGGTGCATGCTGCGGCAACAAAGTCAGGGAACACCGTGGTGTGCGCTGTCCAAGCAGGGGAAGGAGAGACTACTCTAGAGGGTGGTGATAAAGGGCATTATGCTGGCCATGAGATAGTCAAGCACAGCAACGGGCCTGCTCTATCCAGCAAGACTAAGTTTTGGAGATCGACAACTGAACCACTCCCACCTGGGGTGTATGAGCCAGCATATCTTGGAGGTCGCGACCCTAGGGTAAAGGGCGGCCCTTCACTCCAACAAGTCCTACGGGATCAACTCAAACCATTCGCTGAGCCCCGTGGACGCATGCCTGAGCCTGGTTTGCTGGAAGCGGCCGTTGAGACTGTTACATCAATGTTAGAACAGACTATGGACACGCCGGTCCCATGGACATATGCTGATGCTTGCCAGTCACTAGACAAAACTACTAGTTCAGGACATCCATATCACAAGAGGAAGAATGATGATTGGAATGGCACCACCTTTGTAGGGGAGCTGGGCGAACAGGCCGCCCACGCCAACAACATGTATGAGCAGGGGAAGTCCATGAAGCCACTCTACACGGCAGCATTGAAGGATGAGCTAGTTAAGCCTGAGAAGGTCTATCAGAAGATTAAGAAGCGACTCCTATGGGGTGCTGACTTATCCACAGTGATTAGGGCGGCGAGAGCTTTTGGCCCCTTTTGTGATGCCATAAAATCCCATGTCATCAAGCTCCCTATTAAGGTTGGCATGAACTCTATTGAGGATGGCCCCCTGATTTATGCTGAGCATTCAAGATATAAAAACCACTTTGATGCTGACTATTCGGCCTGGGATTCCACTCAAAATAGACAAATCATGACTGAGTCCTTCTCTATAATGTGCCGGCTCACCGCATCACCCGAGTTGGCGTCCGTAGTGGCTAAGGACCTCCTCGCTCCTTCCGAAATGGATGTGGGTGACTACATAATTAGAGTTAAAGAAGGGCTCCCCTCAGGATTCCCATGCACATCACAAGTTAACAGTATCAACCATTGGCTCATTACTCTCTGTGCACTCTCAGAAGTAACTGGTCTTTCCCCTGATGTAATCCAGTCACAATCCTATTTCTCATTTTATGGGGATGATGAAATTGTATCAACTGATATAGACTTTGATCCAGCCCGATTAACCCAGGTGCTCAAAGAGTATGGACTTCGGCCCACGCGCCCAGACAAGAGCGAGGGTCCCATAATAATGAGGAGACAGATAGATGGTCTGGTATTCCTTAGGAGGACGATTTCCAAGGATGCTGCAGGGTTTCAGGGGCGTCTGGATAGAGCCTCCATTGAAAGACAGCTCTGGTGGACACGTGGCCCGAATCATGATGACCCTAGTGAGACCCTAATACCACACCCACAGAGGAAAGTACAACTCATCTCACTCCTTGGTGAAGCTTCACTCCATGGGGAAAAGTTCTATAGAAAGATAGCCAGCAGAGTCATTCAAGAAATTAAGACGGGGGGCTTGGAAATGTATGTGCCAGGTTGGCAGGCCATGTTCCGCTGGATGCGTTTCCATGACCTTGGGCTTTGGACAGGGGATCGCAATCTGCTGCCCGAATTCGTGAATGATGATGGCGTCTAAGGACGCCCCAACATCCCCTGATGGCGCTAGTGGCGCCGGCCAGCTGGTACCGGAGGCTAATACAGCTGAGCAAATTTCAATGGACCCTGTTGCGGGTGCTTCAACAGCAGTCGCAACGGCTGGACAAGTTAATATGATTGACCCATGGATTTTTAATAACTTTGTCCAGGCACCCCAAGGAGAATTCACTATTTCCCCTAATAATACCCCCGGTGATATCTTGTTTGATCTACAATTAGGACCCCACCTTAACCCATTTTTGGCTCATCTTTCGCAGATGTACAATGGATGGGTTGGCAATATGCGTGTACGCATATTGCTGGCAGGGAATGCTTTTACAGCTGGAAAGATAATTATCTGCTGTGTTCCCCCTGGTTTTGATGCTAGAATACTCACAATTGCTCAGGCAACTCTTTTCCCACACCTGATCGCTGATGTTAGGACTCTTGAGCCCGTGGAACTTCCTCTGGAGGACGTGCGCAACGTTCTCTTTCACAATAGCAGCCAGCCGCAACCAACAATGCGATTGGTGGCTATGTTGTACACCCCACTCCGCACGGGCGGTGGCTCTGGAGGCACTGACGCCTTTGTGGTGGCAGGTAGGGTACTTACGTGCCCTGCCCCTGATTTTAGCTTTTTGTTTCTTGTTCCCCCTTCTGTCGAGCAAAAGACCAGGGTATTCAGTGTTCCTAATGTACCTCTGAAAGACCTTTCAAATTCTCGTGTCCCTGTGCCTATACAGGGTATGTTTATGTCCCCAGATGTCAACCAGTCAGTCCAGTTTCAGAATGGGCGCTGTCAGATTGATGGCCAGCTCCAGGGCACCACCCCTGTCTCGCTCAGCCAGCTTTGCAAGATCAGGGGTAAGACCTCGAGCAATGCCAGAGTGCTTAATCTCAGTGAGGTAGATGGTTCACCTTTCATTCCCCTCGAATCGCCAGCACCAGTTGGCTTTCCCGATCTGGGGGGCTGCGACTGGCATGTGAATTTTACTTTCCAGGCTCAGGACCAGGACCCATCTCAAAGTGTGACCTTTGCAACCAATGATGCTAGCTTTGTTCCATACCTAGGCAGTATCTCTCCCCATAACGGGGGAGATTTTCATTCAGGTGACATCATAGGTAGCCTTGGCTGGATTTCTGCCCCGTCCGACAGTTCCCAACTCAATGTCTGGACAATACCGAAGTACGGTTCCAGCCTCCCAGATGTAACCCACCTTGCACCTGCTGTGTTTCCCCCAGGTTTTGGGGAGGTTATCTTGTACTTCTACTCCACTTTTCCAGGTTCTGGCCAACCAGGGCAACTCCAAGTCCCATGTCTATTACCTCAAGAGTTTATCACTCACTTTTGCAATGAACAGGCCCCCATTGCTGGGGAGGCTGCCCTCCTCCATTATGTGGATCCTGATACAGGGCGAAACTTGGGGGAGTTCAAGCTTTACCCCGATGGATTCATGACTTGTGTCCCTAATAGTGTTAGTAGTGGCCCTCAAACCCTCCCCATCAATGGAGTCTTTGTCTTTGTTTCATGGGTGTCTAGATTCTATCAACTTAAGCCTGTGGGAACGGCCTCAGTGGCCAGAAGGCTTGGACTACGGCGCATATAATGGCTCAAGCTGTCATCGGAGCCATTGCCGCCTCTGCCGCCGGCAGCATACTCGGGGCAGGCATACAGGCTGGCGCTGAGGCCGGCCTCCAGGCCCAACGATACCAACAGGACCTACAGTTGCAGCAAAATTCTTTTAAGCATGATAGGGAAATGCTAGGTTACCAGGTCCAGGCTAGTAATGCTCTTCTGGCTAAGAATCTTAACACTAGATATGCCCTTCTGCAGGCAGGGGGCCTGTCTAGTGCTGATGCTGCTCGGGCAGTAGCTGGTGCTCCTGTCACCCGTATAGTGGACTGGAATGGCACACGGATTGCAGCGCCAACTTCAAGTGCCACAACATTAAGATCTGGTGGTTTCATGGCCGTCCCTATACCATTATCTTCAAAGGCTAAGCAACCAGTGATGTCCGGACAGGATAATCCAAATTATGCTGCTTCTTCTATCTCTAGAACAGCCTCATGGGTGCAATCTCAGAATTCTATAAGATCTGTCTCTCCCTTCCACAGTGATGCTCTAAGGACTGTGTGGGTCACACCACCAGGTTCATCTTCCACTTCATCTGTGCAATCTAGCTTTTATGGTGTTTTTAATACAGATAGGTTACCTCTGTTCGCAAACAGAAGGTGAGGTTTTTGTAATAAGATGCCAGTGGGCACCATATTCAAATTTAATTTAATTAGGTTGATTAATTAAGATTTGGCTTAATTGGTG